AGGTGGACTGCCAGCTTTCCCGGACACGCTGGGGATCTTTGATGGTACCGGGATGCTCCAGCACGCCGCCGGGTGCCGCACCGTTGGCGAAGAACTTAGCACCGTACTCCTCGCAGGCGATAGCCATGCCGATGGCATTCTTCGCCATGGCGATTGGCGAATATCCCACCAAGCCGTCAAAGCCCAGTCCGGGAATGTGCAGCACATCGGTAGGCTGCAGGGTGACCGCATATTCTTTATTTTTAATGGCCTCATCCGGGCCACGGTAATAGGTGTAGTAGAGCCGACCGCTGTCATCCCGATCTACGCTCATACGGTTAGGCATAAGCGGATACAGAGCAACGACCTCATTCTTGCCGTTTCGGATGATCTGGGCATAGGCATTGCCCCAAAGGAGCAGATGGGTCATGAGGGTTTCCCGGAATACAAAAGAACTCATTTCCGGGTTCGGCTCATCATGGAGCAGATGGTAAAGAGAGTGGTCAATAGCCTTCTCCTTGCTGCCGTTTTCTGTGTACCGATACAAATGCAGGGGCAGACCCGCCACCGCTTCAGCCAGGATACGGACACAGGAATAAACGGCTGTCATCTGCATGGCAGAGCGTTCTGTGACATTTTTTCCGGCAGAAGATCCACCCATGTAGAAGGTGTAGGTGCTGCCGGGGGTGCGGTTTTGGGGCTTATCCCGGAATCTGAAAATGCCTGTAAACAGGCCCATTACGCATCAGCCTCCTTGAGTTTTTCTTTCAGAGCAGTAAAAAACGCCTTGCCTTTGATGGGTAAGCCTCTCTCAAGGCACTCATCTTCAAAAGCAAAGCGGATTTCCAGTTGTTTTACGGAATAGTGTTTCAGAAAGGTGCGCCATGTCTGCTCGTCCCATTCTCCGAGCCGCTTCCACAGATCCGGGAAATGCTTTCTCAGTTTCCGCAGTTCAGAAAAGGGCTGCAATGGACAGCACCAACAGGATACCCGGTTAAAGATATCGTACAGACCGTCCCACTCGAAGCCACGCTCCCGGCAGTAGGCAAGGCAGTCAGCCTCGGTCATGCCCCACTCCACCAGGGGGTAGCGATGTTCCCGGACACGATGTGCCTCGTCAGCGGCGATCCCAATATACTCAATCAGGGTGTATTCTTTGGAAAGGTCTTTCAGATATTTGTTGATGATCCTGGTCTTCAGCATGGCGGTACACCATCGTGCCTGGGGACCCGCCCAGCTGAAACCCTTCTTATCCAGGAGTGCCGGATTTTTTCGTTTGGGGGTATGCTCCAACATCAGGTATTCGTAGGTGTACTCAGATCGGAGCCGGGTGATCGGTCTGCCGATATAAGCCTCCAGCTTGTCCAGGTGTCGGTACATACCGTCAAACTCGACGCCGGTATCGCAGAACAGAATCAGATCCACCTGCATACCTTCTTCCAGCATCCGCAGAAGCATAGCCGTGGAGTCCTTGCCGCCAGACAGGGACACCACATGAAGTTCTGGTTTTTCCATAGGGGTTACCTCAAATAAACAAAATGCCCCGGCTGTCATAAACCGAAGCACCAGTATCGTTACCACAGCGGATTGCCCGGTCGAGCGCCATGATCGTAGCCACGGCACCGTCAATCTTCTCTGTGGATTTTTCCTTGTCGGGTTTGATGTTGCCCGCTGGGTCTGTACGAATGAAAATGTTATCCATCATCCACCGCAGAACCGGGTGACCACCATGGGCGATCCGTTCCTCCAGCACCAGCTTCATCAGTTCCTTGGTAGGTGGGGACATATCCTTGAAACCCTGACCAAAGGGAACAACTGTGAAACCCATACCCTCAAGGTTCTGCACCATTTGTACAGCACCCCAACGGTCAAAGGCGATTTCCCGGATATTGAACCGTTCACCCAACCGTTCAATGAACTTTTCAATATAGCCGTAGTGGACAACATTGCCCTCAGTGGTCTGCAGGTATCCCTGCCGTTCCCACACATCATAAGGAACATGATCCCTGCGGACTCGCAGATCCAGGTTATCCTCTGGAATCCAGAAGTACGGCAGCACCACATATTTATCCCCCTCATCGGTGGGAGGGAACACCAGCACAAAGGCTGTAATGTCGGTGGTGGAGGAAAGGTCCAGGCCACCGTAGCAGACACGGCCTTCCAGATCGTCCTCGTTGACCGCAAAGACACATTTGTCCCAAAGATGCATGGGCATCCAGCGGACAGCCTGTTTGACCCATTGGTTCAGACGAAGTTGCCGGAACGCATTCTCCTCACCGGGATTCTGCTTTGCAGACTCGCAGGCATCCTGCACTTTATCGATGCCAACGGTGATGCCCAGGGAGGGGTTTGCCTTCTCCCAGACTTTGGGATCTGTCCAGTCATCTGCCTCATCCGCACCGTAAATCACAGGGTAAAAGGTGTGATCTATTTTTCGGCCTTCGATGATGTCCTTTGCTTTCTGGTGGATCTCGTAGCAGATGGATTTTGTGTCATTGCCTGCGGTGGTGATGAGGAAGTAAAGGGGCTGCATACGTGCATCGCCGGAGCCCTTGGTCATGACATCAAACAGCTTCCGGTTCGGCTGGGTATGGAGTTCATCAAAAACAACGCCATGGGTATTAAAGCCATGTTTGTTACCAACATCAGCAGAAAGAACCTGGTAGATACTTCCCGTTGGCTGAAAAATAAGCCGTTTCTGGGAGTCCAGGATCTTGACACGCTTACTGAGAGCCGGACACATCCGCACCATATCCGCAGCCACATTAAAAACGATGGATGCCTGCTGACGATCCGCAGCGCAGCCGTAGACCTCCGCTCGTTCTTCGTTATCGCCACAGGTGAGGAGCAAGGCCACGGCGGCTGCCAACTCCGACTTGCCCTGTTTCTTGGGGATCTCAATGTAGGCAGTATTGAACTGGCGGTAGCCGTTGGGCTTCAGGGTGCCAAAGATGTCCCTAATGATCTGCTCCTGCCAGTCGATCAATTCAAATGGTTTTCTGGCCCAGGTGCCTTTTGTGTGGCAAAGGCACTCAATAAAGCCAACCGCATAGTCAGCGGCTGCTTTATCATAGTGGGAGCCTTTCGCCATGAATCTGGTGGGCTTGTATTTTTTCAGCTTTCTGATATGCGGTCACCTCCAAGGGCAAAAAATAAAGCCACACCGAATCAGTGTGACTAACGAGTATATGAAAAAGGGTATAAACCCCAGTAGTGGACACACTTATCATAAATCAGTGGGTTTGGAGCCGGAATCAGTGTGTCTATCCGTATACGAGGAAAAGAGCCTCCCGGCTCAATTCCTGCTGTGAAAGTGATTAGTTGTTCATCGCCCAGGCAATGGCGTGGCCACCGTCCTCAAAAAGGTCTCCGCTCATGGCGATCAGATTCAGCCGGCACTCAATGTAGCCGTACCCGGTTTCTTCGGGAGTCTCTATGAACTCATAAACTGCTGCGATGAAGCCTTTCCAGGCAATGTCCGTAACCAAAACCTTATCGCCCATCTTCAGAACCGCACCCTCGCCGGATGTGACTATGCAGGAAAGACGCTCCATTGTGGTCATGTTGGGCAGCCGGTAGCAGGCTGTGGTGTTTTCGGTGTACTCTGCGGTTCTCTTAATGCCTGTGTTTTTCATGATTTTTTCCTCCGTAAAGTGTGTATTTCCCTTTGGGTGCTGTGATATTACCTCTACTATGCAGTAATAGCAACTCACATTAGTACACAATGATTTGAGGAAAAATATGTGTTATTTATACTTCTCCGGTAAGAATAAACCGGACGTAATCCCGAGGGTGCTCCTCGATAAAAATAACCAGTTCATACAGCTGCATCTCATTGGCGATCCATTGGACCGCAGGCAGATCAAACATATTTGTTCTGCCGGTGCTTCGTACCAGGAGGATCTGCTCAGTAATGACATCACCCATCGGAAACCTCCATCACCGCTAACATCATACGCACTCCCATCTTGAAGCCGTCCACAAAACCGTTGCAAATGGCTTCACTTTCCGTGACCGCCCGGTCATTTAGCATGGCTTCCAGTACAGCGGTTTGCTCCTTTGGAAGGGTTTCCATCAGCTGCTTGACCTTGCTTTCATACGCAGTACACAGATCCTTTTGTTCCGGAGGCGTTGGGTGGCGTATTTCCCAGGGTGTAAGTTCCCCAAAATACAAGGAGCGGAGAATATCATCATGTGCCATCATTCCACCACCTTCCTGCAAAGGTCCTCGCCGTAAACAATCCCCAAACTGCTACCGCAGTCCCACTGCACATGGATTGTGCCGATGGAATCCACCGACATCACGGTTCCCCGGCAACCAGGGTAGAGTCGGGTGTTGTAGGGATCGTCCATCCGCACCAACTCCACACGGGTACCGGCAGGATACTGTTCACGCAGCCGCTGCAGGGTTTCTTTTCTGATTCCAAACATCATTCTGCCTCCTTCCGCTGACCACTCTTGAAGGCGGAGCTGCCAGAAAAGTTCCGCAGGAGTATTTTTCGGGCAGCCTTGTATTCATCGCCAATGAAACCCAGCCGGAGCAGGAAACACCGAAACGCATATTTTTCATTGTCCGCAGGCTTCTCCTTGGCATTGATCCGCTTCTGATTCCGGGCCATATCGCACACCTTGCAGATGAAGGTTTCGTAGGCTTCCAGTTCTTCTGGGGCCGGGATCTCATCAAACCAAGGGAAGGAAACCTTGTCATCGGTAACATTCACCGGAAGACTGGTGCAGCCAAGGGCCTTACAGATCAGGGTTTTCTTCGCCACCAAAATGCTGTACAAATTGGTAATCACCTCGTCAGTGAACAAATCTCTGGGCATGGAAATGGTGACTGCAGGATCATCTTCCTCACTGTCGGCATCGGCGAAGAACTGCATCACATCGAAGCCTTCTTCACAAATGTGCTGCAGGAGCCGATCGATTGCCTCGTCAGGCAGTACGCCGCCGAAGTCGACCCCGGCATCCTTGTCGATTATGATGCCGCCGACATCGTAGCTGAAGGTGGGTGCGCCGCAGTACCGGGCCTCGTAGCCGGTCCAGGCAGCGATGGCTTTTACCAGGCGCTTACGCTCTGCACCCTGGGCATTGATGCTGATTTTCATGATCCCCACCTCCTTAGTCCTTCAGCAGTTCTCTGCACTTTGCGTTAACTGCCTTGGTACCCAGGGCGATGTCCTCGGTGTAGCCCTTGGAAAGAACAACCTGATCGAGGCCGTTCACGCCCAGGATGTAGGAGTGGCTGCCGTACTTCTCGATAACCTTGTTCCAAAGTTTGTAGGTGGTAGGGGTGATTGCGTTTAAGCCTTTCTTTACCATGTTTGTGTCCTCCAAAAATGTGTTTTCCCCTTTGGGTAGTACACATATTGCCTCTGAATGGCCTAAATAGCAAGTTGTTTCTCAGCCAGAGAATGTAGAATTAGTTCTGTCCGTATTGTGTAGACCACACAATACCAGCCAGCACAAAATAGACACAAGGCAAAGCCACACCATTGCCCCACATTTTGTATTCGGCGGCATCGGAGTGGGGATCTTGCAGCCATTTGGTGATTTGCTTTTCGGATTTTGCCTTCCCGGCACCGCTGACGATCCTGCGGTGGGTTTCAAAAACATCTGCCCAGAAGTGCAGATCCGCCTCGGTTGGTTCAGCGGTTTCCAGATCCGCACACCACCAGTCCGGGAATCCCATCAGCCGGGCGCACTCTGTAGGAGTAAGCCGCCGGACGGAATATTCCGGAGTGCCGTTGCCGTTGATCAGCGGAGGATCTTTATAATCGGTGGCACAAAGAGTTGCAGCGATTTCCTCGTCCGCTTTCATGAAGAAAGATGCCTTACTGGCGCACCAGGTTGGAGCTGCGACAGCATGACGATCCACAGTATTAAGCGTAAAGGAAACGTCCTCATTAATGCCGTCGCCCTGGGGACCATTTTTATTGGAGCGCCCAATCATTGATCCCTGCAAAGCATAGCATTCAACTATTGCCACACCGCCCTGATTGCAGGTGGGGTTGCCGCCATTGCCATCCAGGGTGCGTGTGGTGGTTGCTTTATAAAACCCGGACTTGGGATTATCCGACTTCATGGCATTGCTGTCTTTGGAGCAGA